GTGTGCCGCTCCAGCACCTTCTCGTACATCAGGGCATCCCTGATGTTGAGGAAGTTGAGCCCCTCCTTGATGCACCATGCCCGCAGGGCCTTCTGCTCCAGATAGACCTTGCTGGGGTCACCGGCGTTGTCCAGCTCGATGCGGATCAGCATCGGCCCTCGGGGCTCGGACTTCACCACATACCGCTTGCTGGCGCCGGGGGTGCCGATGGTCACCAGGGTGTTGTGCTGGTGGGCGTCGATGTAGCGGGCCAGGGAGGCCACCGCCTCCTCTGTGTGGGCGTTGCTGGCGATGCGCAGGTCGCTCATCTGGGCGACCGCCCAGTCCATGATGCGCTTGGGGCTGAACTCCAGCACCCCGGTCTTGGCGACCACCGTCGCGGCCACCGACACGCAGGCCAGCAGGCGGATCCAGAAGCGGTCGGCGGGATCGCCGCCCAGGAGCTGGGAATAGCTGGTCATCATGTCGTTGACCATCTGCTGCACCCTCGCCCGCATCTTCGGATTGACCAGCATCCTGAGCCACCAATCTCCGACGATGCCCCGGTTGGCGGCGATCTCGCGGAGCATCTGCTGGCCCTCATGCTGCTTATATTGCGGCCCTAGGGCGGGCATGAAGAACTCGAAAATCCGGCAGGCGTCCTCGGGGGTGCCGAGGCGCTCGATCAGCGAATGGTTGCCGGTGGTGACCATGAGGGTCTGCCAGGACCGGGACGGGGCGTTGAGGCTGCCATCGGAGTTGCCGCGAATGCGGTCGCGCCCCTCGGTGAACTTGATGGCGAAGCCCTCGACCGTCTCGGGGTTCATCTTGTGGATGTCGTTGATCACCACCGGAAGGTTGCACAGCACCCCCAGGCTGGTGGTGCGCCCGACAGCGGTGTCGTTGTTGACGATCTCCATACCCTTGTCGGCCCCGTAGATCGACATGCCGATGGTGGCCGCATGGCTCTTCCCGGCGCCGCGGGGCCCCCAGGCGCTGACGATGGTGCCGACGTCGCCGGTCATCTGCATCAGGGGGGCGGCGAAATGTGCCAGGATGATGAAGGAGTGGGGCTCCAGCCCGGCGCCAAACATCGGCTGCGCCGCCCGGCGCCAAGCGTCCAGCGAGCCTCGGGGTTCGGAAAAGAGCCCGGCCCGCGTCTCAAAAGCCTTGTCGCCACCAACCACCCGCACCGACCCGTCCGGCAGGTACTGGCGGTAAGCGATTACGAAGGATCCATCGTCCTTCCAACCCATCTGTTCAAAACCCATCTCACGTCTCTCCTGGTCTTTGGCTTGCTCGAAACTTCGATGCAAGAAATCCAACGCTCGTTTCATACTATCCGGCCCAAACGCGATGTCGTTACCAGCCAGAATGCCTGCTGCCCCTTGACCCCGCAGGTCTTTCATACTGATTACGCAAGTAAGCCACCCTTTGCCAGGGACATAATGTTTTAACACGGATTGGGTATTTACCTGGGTCTCCCCGTTGCGCAGGGCCTCCAGATATAATGGATACTTATAGAGTAATTTAGAGCTGGTGGTCCCGGTGGCGGGGTCGCGCTGGGTATACCAAACCGAGTTACCCGGCCCCCAATAATATGGCGGCGGCAGGTTTGGCAGTTTGTCCTTTGGGTTGGTGGTGACGGTGTCGAGCCCCTGCGCCACCCCCAGGGTGATCGGCGACTTAATGAGCCCCTTGTTGGGGCAGTTGTTGCAAGGCGCGTCGTTGGCGTCGGCGAAGGTGCTGCAGGTGGCCGGGCCGGGCGCCGCCTTGGCATGCGCCAGCTTCGCCTCGGTCTTGGTCGGATCGTAGTCGGGATGCCCCTCGCTCCATGCCTGGGCCAGCTCGTCGCCGTCCTCGCAGCGGGCCAGGATCGTCAACCCGGCATACCATGTCGGCTCGCTGACGTTGCCCCTGGTATCGCGGATGATCGCCATCTGGGGGCAGACGGCGGCGACCGCCTCGGCATATGCCGGGAGCTGGCCGGAAAAGGTCTGCCCGACGTCCACGTCCATCCCGGTGGGGATCGCCTGGGCGGGTTTGGCTACGGCCAGCCGGGGCAGGATGGCCTCGTTGGCATAAATCCCGGAATTGTGCAGGCACCGCACCGGCACCGGGTCGGCTTTGTAGTTGAGGGTGCCGGGGGTGCGGAGGATGCTGGCGCAGTCGGCGGTACGCTTGTGGTCGGCCCCCAAGCTGTGCAGCTTGGTCAGCTCCTTGAGCTGCATGGCCAGCGGCGTCCAAACCTCCGGGGCCAGGGGCTCCTCGATAGGCCAATAGGCATGGATGCCATGACCGGAGAGGACCAGAGACGGCTGCGGCAGGCCGGTGACCCGGCAGAACGTCGCAGTTGCCTCCAGGGCCTCGCGGGGGCCGGGATAGGCCTTCCCCTCGCCGCAGTCCAGGTCGAGCCAGAACGCGGCGATCTCGGCGACGTTGTCCTGGCGCCGACCCTTGGCGGCGGTGCCGGGCTCCTTGTAGGTGGCGCAGGCATGGTAGGTGTCAAAGCCCTGGGAGGACCAGTACACCACCCGGTCGGCGGCTTCGGCCAGCGTCGAGGTCCATTCGTGGACAGCCCGCTTGCCCTGCGGCGCCCGCTCATCAGGGACGAAGTGAATGGCGCAGTAGACGCCGGTCTCAGGCAGGATCGTTTCGAGGAAGGTCTGCGCCGGTTGCATGGAGGATATCCCTTATATAATTCGCCCTGGCATATTGGCCCAATCCCGGCGGTACCGGGAAGGGGCTCTTGTGTCGGGTTATCGCCTTCACCAAGAGCGCCAGACGCCGGTCCAGCCAGGGAAGCCGATAAGGCTGAGGCTCGCTCCCCTTCAGCCAGTTGTGGATTGATGTACGCGGCACTCCGAACCAGAGCGCGAGGTCGGAGATGGAGAGTGCCGCCAGCAGGCGGCACTCGTCCAAACGCTTACCAAACTCCATCAGTTGAACTGGATCCCCGACAGCAACCCGTCCAGGGCGGCGTCGGAGGGGACCACAGCCGGTTGACCCGCCACCTGGGGCGCGTCATCGAACTGCATCCCCGCCGGGGCTTGGGGGGCCCGCTGGGGCTGAGGCGCCGCCTGCTGGGCGAACCCACCGGCGAGCGGATCAGCCGGGGCGGCAGCCTTGCGGGTGCGCTTGGCGGGCTCGGCGGCTGCCGGGGCCTGCGGCGGCTTGGGCATCTCCACCACGTTGCTCGCCTGCTGGGCAGCCATGCCGACCCCAGTGGCGGGGGTGTCGCGGCTGCCCACCGCCTCGGCGATCTCGTCGCCCTTGGTCGAGAGGACGTTCTGCACCACCGGTAACTCGGCCTCGCCCTCGACATAGCGGCTCGGGCGGAAGGTCAGCTTCGGGTAGGTGACGGTGCTGTCGAAGCCCAGGCCGAGAACGACCATCGGCAGGGGGACGCCCCGGCCTTTGAGCGACCCGGCGAAGGCGGCGAAGCTCTTCATCGAGGCGGCGGGGATGCGCAGCTCGTAGACCGGACCCTGGATGTCCTCGGTCAGCAGCACCGCGATCTTCTTCGCGTCCGCGCAGGCTTTGATCGCCGTTCCGCTGGGCGTCTGCTTGCTGCCCCAGGCGTTGTGGGGGCAAGCGGCGCAGGAGCTGCACTGGGGGTTCTCGGCGCGGCTGCTGGGGCCGATGCCATTGTCCGAGTAGCAATCCGGCGCGACTTCCTCGGTCGAGGCGGGGTCGTAGGGTTTGCTGTAATAGTGCTTGCTGACAGTCGGGTTGGCGCCGACGACCACCACGTCCACGAAGCGTCCGGCCTCGTTGGAGAAGCTGCCGACGCGGTTCTCACCGTTCTCGTCCACCGAGGTGAACTCGCGGTTCTTGATCGACAGGCGCGGATGCCCGCCCTGCGAGATGCCGCCGCTGGCGGCGTCGGCCAGACCGAGGAGGCTGGATGCCCAAGCCTTGAGGTCCGCCGGAAGGCCCGCCAGCTCGGGGGCCAGGATCAGTTCGTTACCCATTGTGCTGTTCTCCGTTCAGATAAGCTTCAAAAACCCCGGCGTTCTCCACCAACTGCTTGGCGGTCTTCGCCGGGAAATAACGCAGGGCCATGTCGAGGGCCTGCATCTTGGACTGACGAGCCACCATCTCTCGGTTCGCCGCTGCCCACTCCGGGTTCAAGCCGTTGACGAGGTGCCCTACAGCGGCCTGCTGCTCAGCAACCGCCTCCACTTCACGTTCACGCATCACGATCTCCTGATGTTGACTTTGACCATCTGCTCGATGTTGACCCCCGGCACCCCATAGCCGGTGGTTTCCACGAACTCCTGGACCCCCTTCTTGGCGACACGGATGTCGAGCAGGGGGCACTCCATAACCTTCTGCACCACCACGTCCACACGGGTCTTGGTGGTGACCGCCACGTCGGCCAGCGCACAGCGGAGGAACTCCTCCTTGTTATCCATGCGGGTGGACGTCGTAGTGGATTTGTAAGCGGTGCCAGCCGAGGTCTTGTAGCTGTCAACGCCGTCCTGATTGAGGCTGGCCAGCAGGTACGCCTCGATGCGCTGCATCTGGTCGTTCAGCGGGGCCAGCTCGGCGGCATGGCGCTCGGAGATCGCAGCGATCTCGTCACGCAACTGGACGTATTTGCCGATGATGACGTCCTTGGTCGGGGCCTGGGTGGTCATTTGCCGTTCTCCACGATCTGTAACACTGCGCCCTGGAGGCTCTCTTTCTCCGCGAGGCGCCGGTAAATCTCCTTCTCCACCGGGGTGGCCGCGAGATGCACGATGAGCATCTTGTTGACCTGACCGGGCCGGTTGATCCTGGCGTTCGCCTGCAGATAGATCTCCAGGCTGTCGATAGGGCCGAACCAGACGATGCACGAAGCGGCGGTCAATGTCAGTCCATGGGCCATCGCCCTGGGGTCCGCCACAATGATGCGAGGGCTGTCGGTGGTCTGGAACGCGCCAAAGATCCTGGTCCGTTCCTTCTGACTGACAGCCCCCGTGATCACCTCCGCTGTATACTCCTTGGAGATATGACGATAGAGCATGTGAACAACCGATGTCAACGGGGCAAAAACGATTACTTTCTCAGAAACGCTATCTAGTACCTGTTTCAGTTCGTCCAGCTTGGGGCCTGCGTCAAGATGATGTATCTCATGGTCCGGCCCATAGAGGGCACCACACGATATCTGGATAAGCTTGTTGCGCAGGACCGCCTCGTTGACAGCGTCGATGACGGTGCCGTCATGCATGGTCAGGGCCAAAGCCTCCTTCATGTCCTCGTAGGCTTTCTTCTGCTTGTCGGACAGCCGGGACTGGCGGGTTTCGTAAACCACCGGCGGGAGGTCAATGCAGTCGTCGCGATTGAAGCGGATGGAGGGCTGCAGGGTGGCGGCGACGGTCTGGGCGGCGTCGGCTCGTGGCACCCACTTAAACTGGCTGATACGGATCATGGTCCGGTCGCGGAAGGCGAACTGGCTCATGGGGGTGGCATCGATCAGCTTGGCGATCCCCCAGGCGTCGGTGGGGCTGTTGGCGGCGGGGGTGCCGGTGAGCAGCCAGACGCGGGGCTTCGGCTGTAGGATGCGCCGCAGGTTGCGGTAGCGTAGCGCGCCGGAATGCTTGAAGGCGGACGCCTCATCCACGATGACCAAGTCGATGTCGGGGCGCTTGATCAGCGCATCGGCGATACCGCGCACCGAGACGCCATCATGGTTGAGGATATAGAAATCGACGTCCTGGCCCAGCCGCTCCAGCCGCTTATCGACGGTGCCGTGCAGGATCGCGCTGCTGCGCCGGTCCAGCCAGTTCACCATCAGCTCCTGCGCCCAGACGGCATCCATGGTGGACAGGGTGCAGATGATCAGGGCCTTTTTAACCATCCCCAGGCGCATCAGGTAGTCTGCAGCCCAGAGGCAGGACAGCGTCTTGCCGGTGCCCATGTCGGACAGATTGAAATGCTTGGGGTGCAGGGCGGCGAAGCCGCTCATGATGCCCTGGTGGGCGAAGGGCTTGAGGCCGGGCTTGGCGGGCCAGCCGTACTCTACCCGCATCGGGTTGACGATAGGCAGGCCCAGCCGGTTGCACATCTCCATGGTCTGGTAGCGCACCGGCACCGCCACCCGGTGGGCGTCGAGCTGCTTGGCGACCGGGACGCACTGGGTGACCTGCTCGGGGTTGCGCAGGGTATAGACGACGGCCTTATGGGCCTCACTGAAATACATCTTTGATCTCCTCCACGGACGTCGCCAGCATCCACAACCCCCCGGCCAGCATGATCTGCTGCCGGATCCGCTCCTGCCACGGCTTGACCACGCCGCCTTTCGGGCGTTTGCACTCGATGGCGAAGAATTTGCCCCGGTAGCAGCCGACGAAGTCGGGGATGCCCCGGATGCCATACCCCATGTGAACCGGCATGAAGAACCAGCAGTTCTCGACGTCGGCGAGGTGCGCCTTGATGTCGCGCTTGACGATGCCCTCCGGGGTCACCGGAGGCCTCCCATCAGAACCATATCCTGGAAGCATCGGGCGACCAGCGCGGCGGCGCCGACGCCATGCAACAGCTTGTCGTTGGGGACCGCCCAGGCGTTTCCGCCGGTACCGTTGGGCCGCAGGATGGCGCAGATCACCCCGGCCACCTCGCCCTGGCGGGCCTCAGCCAGGAGCTGCTCCAGCATGGCGATCACCACGTCATTGGGCGCCCCGGCGTCTACCGGCTTGCGGTCAAACATGGAGACGACGTTGGGTTTGTCTTCGGTCATGACTTCCTCGGGTTCAGTAGGCAGTTCAGCGCATCGCACCAGCCGCAGAGCGGGCCAGGGCGGCGGGGGAATGTGTCCGTCTCTTCGGCGCGGACCATCTCGTTGACTGGCTTGAGGACCGTCGCCAGCAGGCCGGGCTTGTCGTCCTGGGTGAAGGTCCGCGCCACGCCGGGCTTACCGGCCTTGATCCACAGATTGCAGGTGGTGATCGACGTCAGATGCGGCCAATGGACGAACCCCATCAGGGCGAAGATCTCAAGTTGCAGAGGCTTCTCCTTGACCTTGCCGGTCTTCCAATCCCCCAGCCAGCCCCGGCGGGTGCCGATAATGCCGACGTCGATGATGCCCCGACCCCAGGCATTCTTATCCCAGAACTCGCAGGGCTTCAGATCAGCGGTGATGCCGAGATGCTTCTCGGTCACCAGCGTGTTCAGTTCAGCGGCTTTCAGCACCGACGCCTGCATCGGGCTGATCGGCTGCCGGGCGGTGGTGGCTTTATCGAAGCGTTCGTGCAGCTCGATGCCCTTCTGCTGCTCGGGGGTTTTGGGCAGCTTCGGCATGTCTTTCCACACATATTTGTGGGCGTACTGCTCGGGGCAGATCTGCCAGACTTCGATGACCAAATAGGACCAGATCATTTCTCTCCTCCCGGAGCTGCCGCCTCAAAGAACCGCCTGATATCCGCCTTCATCTCAGCGCAGACATTAGGATCGTCAAGGGCGGCTGATAGCCATTTCCCGATACCGTCTATGATTTCCATATTCATCACCCGCCACCCAGCGGCGGCGAGGCGGTGCAGGAGATCGGCGGCTTGCTCTCTGCACCAGAACATGTGTTCCATCGCATCAGCTAGCGCGGCGGCGGGTGTGGTCATCGTCAGCCTCCGACTTTGCTCAGCAAGTACTCAATTATCTCCCGATCCTTTGCAGTGAGCGGCCAAGTACACATTCCCAGCCACTCCCGAGCCGCCGCGTCGAGGCGCTGCTGTTCTGCGTCAGTCCCAGGGCTGGCGGCGGGTGTGGTCATGGCTGGTCCTCCGTCCAAGCATCACAGGTCCAATCTGGCTCAACATGTACTGACGGAAAGTAATCGGTGCCGATATACCCGAGTTGATAACGGATAGTCGTCGGCGGCTTATAGCAGCATTCCATAGACCGTTTTGAGCGATGTTTGCAGTTTTCACAGGTGTTCATGACTGCTCCTCCATCGCCGCGACCAGCGCCCGCAGGATGGCCAATGGCGCGGTGGGGGCACATTCTTCAGAAGGTTCCGCGCCGATGTCCTCACGCAACCGACAGCAAGCCCGACCATGTTTGGGAGAGATGTCCACGGCCATCTGCCACCCCGGCAGCTTCTCGGCCACCAAGGCGAGGGCGGCGTCGATGCTATAGCTGAAGCGCGGGAATGACCCCACACGACCGGCCTTACTCCAATGACCAGCCCATTTGGCTACGTCCAGATCCAACTCCCGATCCGGCCCCGTGGCCGCGTCGAGCCGCGCTTTGAGTTCTGCTAGGGTCATGGCGGTCTTCCCTTCTTCAACGGCTGCTCAGCCGGTTTGCACGTCTCCTCGTAGCCGTGCCCCAGGTACCAGTGCAGGGCTTCCTTGCACTCCTGGGCGGGCATGGGGACGCACATCATGACGTCAAGCGACAGCTTAACGCAGAACGCATATGCGATCATTTCAGCACCCCGAGGATGCCCCAGACCAGCCCCATGAGCAGCCCCATGAGCAGCCCCTCGATCAAAGTCTTGATCAGCCAGGGCCAAGTCATCCAGTCGGGGCGTTTCATTCCACCACCCCCATGCGGCTGGGGATCTGCCACTGGCGCCGCCAGTGCCGGGCGCGCTCCAGGTTGCGGGCATCCTGCTCGGCCAGCCGGGCATCCCAAGCGACGTCGGGGGTCCAGGGCTGCCGGGCAAAGATGTTTTGGGCCATGTTCTGCATTGCTTGCGCGTTCAGATACTGCGAGACGGCTTCCAAGGCTCCAGGATAGTTCATCATTTGTCATACCTATCGCTATGGCCACCCTCGGCGTCGAGCGGGATGCCGGGGCACCACGCCGGGACGCGCTTCATCTCCTCCAGGCCGAAAGCCAGGGCCTCGTCGGCCTCGGCCTCGGGCGCGAGATAGGTGATGTCGTCATGGACCTGCAGGACCACCGGATAGCGTTCGCCGATGCGCAGCATCGCCTCGCGGATCAGCAGCCCCGAGAACAGCGCCTGGGTGATGTTCTCCACCACCAGTGCCCCGTAAACCCGGCTGGGGCCGCGCCCACGGTTGATTGTCCACTCCAGCTTGCCTCGGGCGCCCTGGTGGCGCTCCAGGCCCCTGTACCACAGCGGGGAGCCATTGGGCATCCAGATCGCGTTGCGGTGGATCTTCAGCGGTCCCCAATCGCAGGACGCACCCGCCGCCAGGGCCTCCAGCATAGTATCTCCCTGGCGCCAGAGGGCGACGACAGCCTTATGCGTCTGACGGTAGAGGTTAACGGCTCCTTTTGCCTCATCCTCCGAAAGAAATATCGGTGGCCCCCCGAGGGCGCCCTGACGGCAGATAATTTGAAATTTACCGGATGACATCCCATATCCGCAGCCCAGCTCGATCGTCTTTCCCAGATGCCGCTTGGCATACATCGCCGGGTCGTCCTTCTCTTTGACCTTGACGACAGGGTGGCCGTAGAACGAGCTGGCGTTTTCGGAATAGATGTCACGCCCGGACGCGAATTTGTCGAGTACGTCCTGCTGTCCAGCAAGCCAATTGACCCCGCGACATTCCACCTGCGCCGCATCGACAGTAATGACACGATACCCTGGTGGGGCGACGATGCATTTCTTGAGCGCAGGAGTGAGGTTTTGCCAATTGACCTTGTCCGCACCACTAAACCGTACCGTGTGCGCCCCGGCGAACTTAAGATAAACAGGCAGAGCCCCTCGGCTGTGCATGCCCAAGAGGCGCTCGGCGCGGGTCTCGCCGATGGTAGACTTGACACCCAGGCGGGCAGCCGCCATGGCAGCAACCGTTTCGTCTTCATGCTCCAGCAGCTCCTTCATGCCCGCATCGGTCTTCGCCAGGGCAGGGATCTCTTTGAGGGGGTCAGTGGGGGAGGGCTTCATCGGGCAGGGCACCCCCAGGCGCTCCAGCAGCTCCTTGAACTGGGCCGAGCTGGACATCTCCTCTTTGGTGGCGCCGATGCGGGCCAGCAGCTTCTCCTTCTTGCCACGCTCGCCTGCCAGGAACTCCTCGGCGCGGGGCCGGTCGAGCAGCAGCTTCGGCTCGGTGAACATGCGGATGGTCTGGTCGATAATCTTCAGCTCGCCCTTGGGCACCGCCGGCAGCAGGCGCTTGAAGATCGCATAGGTCAGCTCGACGTCATGGGCGCATCCGGCGCCCAGGGCTTGCATGATATCCTCGGGGAGGTCGCGCTTGCCCTTGAACAGGTCATATGGCACGGACTTCTCAGGCAGGCCGAAATGCTTCGCCAGCTTCGCCAGGGAGCCGCCGACCTCGGTGCCGAACAGCAGCCGGGCCATCGACAGGGTGTCGAACCATAAGGCCGGACGCATGTCGAAGTGACGCGCCAGGATCAGGCCGTCGAAGTGAGCGTGGTGGACGATGACGGCAGACTGGCTGATCAGCTCCCGCATCTGCGGGGTGTTGAACTGATCCATGCGCAGCCAGATGGCGGCCTGCTCATTCGGCTTGCAGGCCTTGACACCGACGAGATGCGCCTTGAAGCGCGGGTCCCGCACATACTCCTCGGTCGTCATATTGCTAAGGGTATAGTCGTCGGCGAAATAGGTTTCAAAATCCAGGGTTATCAGTCTCATTTGCCGTCCCCATAAAAGATGATGACGGCTGCACAGATAAAGACCAGGGATGCGCTTCCCAGCGCGTACCAATCGCTCCACTGCATTGTCGTCTCCACAAAAAATGCCGGGATCCACAATAGACCCCGGCATTCTGGTTTGTCCAGAGGGGAGTTTAGTTGGAAGTGGATTTTTTCTCCTTC